GCTTAGAGAGACGCTCGTCAAAGAAATAGATAATATCTTATCGGCGGAACTGAGAAATCAGGAAAAACTGGTAAAAAAGATTGAGAAATGGAATAAGCAGTATCGCGGGATAAAGAAAGAGCGTAAGCCTACTCAGGCGAATACCGCAGCACCTTATACCCGTTCCAGGGTAGATTCTATCGCTGTACGCCTTATTGACCTGATTTTCTCTCAGCAGAAGGTATGGGTACTTAGACCTTTAGAGGAATGGGCGGTTGATTTAGCCCCGAAATTAGAGGATGGGCTGGAATGGTGGCGTAAGCATGTCGCTGATTTCCGTACTACGATTTATTCACCGCTTTTACAGTGTATTAAGGCGGGTACCGGCATTCTCATGGTGGATTATGAGAGGCAGAAACGCACTCAATACCGTTATGCGACTTCAAAAGAGAAAAAAGAGAAAAATATCAAAAAGTATCGTACTGATGAGGGGGAAGATTTAGTAAAAGTTCCTACGACTATCTATGATGGTCCAGTTTTGCGGGCAATTTCCAGGGAAGATTTTATCATTTCAAGTGATGCGACCACCATTAAAGATGCTTATCTTTGCGGATACCGGACATATGTGCCCCGTTCTACCTTCGATTTGCGGGTAAAAAACAAATATTACGACATTGATGAGGAAGAGGCTAAGAAAATCACGGGTGACGAGCTAGATGAGACTAAGCAAGCCCGTATTTCTGATTCCAACAAGGATTATGAGCCACATCTGTACGAAAGAGTGGAAATTTGGAAACTGTGGTACAAATATGATGTAGATAATGACGGGGAAGCGGACGATATTATCCTTGAATTTCATCCAGAATCGGGGCAACTCCTTAGAGCCACTTATAATCACTTATTTTACGGTTTCAGACCGTTTGTGCCCCTGATTTTTAATCCTATCGAGTTCTCATTCGATGGAGAGGGGATATGCCCGATATTAGAGAAGATTCAGGAGGAAATTGACACTTTCCATAACCTGAGAATCGACTTTTTACACCAGGTCGTTGTGCCGATATTTAAACGTAGAATCGGGACAAGTGCTGAAAATTATAAAGATTTCGAGCCAGGGACCATTGTAGATACGGAAGACCCAGAAACCGACCTTATTATGATGGCATTTCACCAAGCGGACCTGCCTGGTACGATAATGGAAGAGCAGATGTTGGCGCAGGCTGGTGATGAGGCGATAGGTAATGCGCCTAGTTTTATGGGGCAACCTACGGCTGAAAGACCTGTTGCGCGGGAAACGCTTGCTTTGATTCAGGAACTTAACAAAAAACTCAAGGTTGGCGGGGAAAACCTCAGAGCCCAGATATGTCAGTTAGGGATGATGGTCATTGAGCATTTTGCTCAGTTCAAGCCTACCTATGAGTATCAGGTTGAGAAACAGGGTAAAGATGGCAAGTATTTTGAGAAAGACAGCCTCAATTTTCCGTTTGAGTTTGTTAGGGACGGATTAGCCATAGATTTGATGGCTTCCAGTGAGGTGATGAATACCGAGATACGGAGAGAGATAGACTTAACATTGTATCAGTTACTCTCCGATTATTATACAAAATTGGCGGGCATGATTGAGATGATGCTGAATCCTAATGTGCCTCCCGATATGAAACCGTTCTTACAGAGAATATCGCAGATAAGCGAAAAGTTGATGGAGAGAATAGTACGTGATTTTGGAAACGTTGATGCGGAGTCGTTAGTGGAGAGCATACCCGATGAGGTTATGCAACAGGCGATAATGCAACAGGTGCAACAGATGATAGAGCAAGCCGTACAGCAGGCTACTCAACAGCAGGCACAGCAATACGAGGGCCAACTGCAACAGATGCAGATGCAGATGGCAGAGATGCAGGGTATGCCTATTCAGACAATGGGACCGCCTCAAGGCGGACCCATGGGACCAGGGATGTAGGAGAAGAAGATGGATGATGTACCGTTGCCACCAGTAGAGTTTGTATATGAGACCTTTAATCTAAACTGCATTCATTGCCACTATCCAGTGCGATTTATTAAGAATCATGGTAGCACAGATATTATCTGCCCTAATTGTAAACAGCCATTCAGACGAAATGTTGATTTCACATGCAGGATATAAGAGTTATTAGGAAACGCGAGTTCGCAGGTGGCGAGCTTCGCAAGATAAACGCGGACTACCGTACTACGGTAGCTAATAAGTTTATCGAATTGTTCTTTGAAAAGTTACAGTCAAAACGCCTTATGGTCTTAGAAAGGCTAGGTGAGAAGAATCATGAAGAACAGTCCAGGGAATACTGGGCAGGCTATCAAAAGGCGTTAAATGACATTGAACCATTTTATTACAGCCTCGCTACAGAGGTTGATGAGTTGTTAAAAGCAGGGTAAACGGGTAACGCCGACCTTGCCATAGGAGTTTTGAATGACAGATGTAGATTCGGGCAAACTGCCTGATGATGCCTCTTCGGGGGGAACGTCATCGGCAGACCTGACACAAGACGGTACTCGACAGGATTCGGGCGAACCTGACAGATTTAAGGGCAAATCGCGGGAAGAAGTCCTGAAGATGTACCAGGAAGCGGAGTCACACTTCAATAAGAAGCTCGATGAACTAAAAGGCGAGACTTCTAAAGAGGTGGCGGCTCTTAGGAATGACCTGCAAGCGTATCAGTCGTGGTATCAGCAACAGACCCAAGCACAGTCTCATGCGCCACAACCTACGCAACAGCCGGTGGACCAGTCGAAACTGGTAGATGCACTTCTTGAGAATCCGGTGGACACGCTTAATCGGATACTTGATTATCGTGACCAGCAGAAGATGTATCAGGAGGCATGGAGTGAAGGACCTTCGGCATTAGCACAGGCGAAGAGAGAACGCCCCGATATATTTGAGGGGGTTGATGATAATCAGCTTCAGCAGATAGTGTTCGGTGGCATTCAATCGGGGACATTACATCCCAGTTTGGCTAAGAAGCCAGAGGCATGGAAGATGGCGGCGGGACAAACGAAACTCGTTCAACGCGATTTTCGGTTTAGTCAAGCACCGCCTACGCCACCGACACCGCCAGTAGGGGACTTGCCACCGTCAACAAAACCGCAGGTCGGAGATAGTGATGATAGTGATGTCGTATTTGACCCATTATCCTTTGAATTAATGGAGGCATTCGGCAAAACTAAGACACAAGCTGCTGAGATGACTCAGAAGTGGCGAGAGAACCCAGATCCTCGAATGAAGCTGACCATGAAGGAGTAGAAGATGTTATTGAAAGATTGCCAAATATACGACTTGAAAAAGTCCACATTGGACTTAGACCTGGAAATAGAAAAGGTAAAGGAAGAGGTTATGGCGGCAACCCAGACTAAGGAACGGGCAGAAATGATTCTTAGTGAGTTGACTTCGCAGGATGCAAGTTACATCAAGATAAAAGCCAAAGTTGGCAAAGCCACTCAGGAACTAAACGCGGCTCAGAAAAAACTCGACAAGCTGGAAAGTGAATATGACCAAAAACTGATGGACCAGAAATTTGAGTTCGTTGAAAAGGTTTTGGTTGACCGTAAGGTTATTCGTGGACCTGACTATAAGCTGAAATGGGGTTCAACCATGCAGGATAAGGGAGGAGCAAGTTTTGCTTCCCGCTGGAAAGAGATTTACGGTGCTACTTACGTTACCCCGAAAGACAAAGTGTGGGTACAAGGTGCTGTCTGGAATGGAGAGTGCTTCAAGCATCGTGATGCTGTATTGGTGAAAATCCCGCTTGAGGTTTATATCGAAAAGCGAAAGCGAGAGGTGGGCAAGTCTGAACGTGCCATTGAACAGAAGAGGCGAGAGTTACAAGCCGAAGCTGGGGTGGCGAAGAGTAGGGTTTACACACCAGAAGAGTTAGCGGATTTAGGTCTATAGTCTATCAGCAAGCCATAGAGAGGATAAGATGGCTGCTATAACACCGAAATTCAACTTCGGTTTTGTTTTAAAGAGTGGCAATCCAGATAAGAGAATCTACCTAGAGGCTTCTACGCAGACATTTAACAAGGGAAGTCTTGTTAAACTAAGCACTGCGGGGTTAGTCTCCCAGATGACTATTGAAGATAGCGAAACCGCAACGACTAAGATTGAGTCAGGATGTTGGGGAATCGCTGCCAAGGATGCCACTGGAACTGCGGGTTCCGAGATTCCCGTGTATATCATTACACCTGAACAGGAATGGGAAGTTCACACAATTAGAACCAAAAAACCCAACACAGGTACATTGTATGACCACGGTGATGCCGTGAAATTGATGTACGATGCTGCTGCCAGTTACACAGTGAGTGATGGCAATGGCAACACCAATAAGGTTGCTGTTGGGGCATGGTGCGCTGCACATACAGCAGCGACAGCCACTAAGGGTGCAATCATCGTAGGACACAGACGCGGTGAGGAAGGAACCCTGGGTGGACGAGTTATCGTTAGATTTACGCCGCTTATGTGTGGCGCGATCTATTAAGGGGGGCGACGATGGCACACGATATTTATTGGGATAACACAACTAATAAAGATTTTTTCAAGTCGCTTCTCTGGGATGTTTTTGACACAACCAAACGTGAGGCAATGTATGAAGCCGAAACTATGGTCAAACACATCAAAACGAAAGACGAGTATGAGAGGCGTGCTCGGATAGCTGGTTTGACAGGTATGGAAAAAATCGCTGACGGGCAGAACATTCCGTTAGCCGAGACACCCAGACCTGACACCAAAGAATACGAACAGGAACGGTACGGTCTTGGATTTGAGATTACCGCTGGTATGAAGAAATTCAACAAGTACGGAATCATGAAAGACCTGACCGCAAAACTGAGTAAGCACATGCGGGAAGAGAAAGATATTGAACTCGCTAAGATTTTCAATAACGCTACTTCTGCTACTTACTACGCAGGATTCGATGGTTTGGCACTGGCTTCCAATAGTCACGTTTGTAAGGACGATGGTGGTTCCACGTATGACAACTATTTAGATGCGGCTTTGGGTGTATCTTCATTTGAGAGTGCAACCGTTTATTTCGATACTCTTATTGATGATGACGGTTATGCAATCGTGAAGAAACCTACGCATTTGTTTGTCAACCCACAGCTTCGTTGGGAAGCAAGGGAAATACTTGGTTCCGAGTTGAGTCCCTACACTGGCGACAATACCAAGAACGTAGCGACTGAGTACGATTTGAGTCTGTTTGTTTATCACAGACTGACCAGTTCTACGGCTTGGGGAATGATTGCCAAAGATTCAGATTATGACATCTTCGTGATGACAACCGAGGAACCTGACTTAAAGGTTCAGGATGCACCGAATACTTCCAGAAATACCATAGTGACAAGTCACCAATGGTTCAAGCCTGGATTTGGTGATGCTCGCGGTTTTTACTTGGGAGATGCATGATCGAAGGAAGAAGTATTGTATCTACTGTTCGCCAGTAGATTTAAGTCCTCTCAAGGGCACAATATTTCATCCGATAGGTGAGAAGGTTAAATGTCCTTCTTGCGAGAGAGAAATACGAAAAGGACAAATAGTTGTTCTTATCGAAATTAAAGGTGGGGGGCAATCTTCTAGGGATGATTGACCTCCCGCCACAACCCCACCGTATGGTTGTCCTAGACTCTGATGCGAGAGCGATACGGATAAGGGGGAAGAGGAAAAAATGACAACTTTTGGAGATCAAGTTTTTGAATTTGGTGGCGCACCTGTTAGTGGGGGGCGTTATACCAATCCGTTTGCTACTCATTGGTTTGTAGATGGTAACAGTGGGGAAGGTAACGATGGCTTTGACGGCAAGGCTCCGAATCGTGCGAAGGCTACCATTGATGCTGCTGCCCAGGAAATGGGAGTGGGGGATGTTTGTTACATTCGTCCAAAGACTTATGTGGTAGGGACTGGTCATGCTCGGTATGAAGAGTGTGTGACTGTTGATTTGGCGCAGAGTGATCTGACTTTTATCGGGACTGGCTATCCTCGCAATAACGAGTTTGGCGTGAGGATGAAATGCGATGGTACTACTTTGTACTGTTTTGATATTTCAGGTCCGTCATGTCATATTGAGAACATCGGCTTATTTGCTAGTTCTGCTACAAACACCCTGCTTGCCAGAAACAACGGTGCAACAAACACGCAACGTGGAAGTGATGGTATTGTATTGTACAATGTTAATTCCAAGGGTGCGCCTCTAAAAATTACTGGGGGGCAAGCTGCTAGGGTTATTAACTGCGTATTCAACAATGCCGCTTATGAATTGATTTTGGCGGACCCTGCTGTTTCTGGATACAACCAACAGGTTCGCGGTTGTGCGTTCTTGGATACTGCACAGGAAACCGCACCTACGCATCCACAAATCAGTTCTGCTGGTTCAAATGTTATTTGTCTGTGGGTGGATAGTTGCTATCTCGGACGAATACCTACTACCAGCGCATATTATTTTATCTGCGCGGTTAATTCCAGTGGAATGTTCACAAATTGCTATTTTGATAGCGCGAATGTGTGTCTAACAGATGATGTTTCCATTGGTGGAAGTTCCTTTAGATTTGTTGGTTGTTACGACGCAACGAAAGAATTGGTGGACGCTACTGCCGATTAATGAATGTTAATGAAAGGGGCGAGGGCAAGACTCGCCCCTCTTTCTGTTGTGATGCTTTTGAGTATTGGGTGAATCAGCAGATTTTTTGGAATACGCAGCCGCATATATGGGTGATGGTATCTTTCCTAGAAAGACCACGCTACATTGCTTTGAATTATTGCCCATACTGTGGAAAGCAAGTAGGTGAAACGGGAGTGTTGTAAATGGAAATTATCATTAAAAATTCAAACCCTGCACATTTTGGAAAAACCCGCTCTGAAAGCGAGGCAAACATGCGTAAAGAGTGGGGACCAACGATGTCTGATGAACAGTTAGACAAACTCAAATACATGGAAAGGAAGATTAAAGACAAATACGGTCAGACCAAAAATTTCATCGGGCTAGATAGAGTAGATGAAGTGAAGTGATGGCGAGCCATGCTTACACTCGCCGACTGTTCAGTGGAACGGCAGGGGCGGCGGGAAATACTCAGAGTACCCCGATTCCCTGTAAAGCTGAGAAAGAGGCAATTTTCTACGTTGATATTACCGCTATTAGTGGATGGCTTGATATAGAGATACAGTTATGGAATCCCCTCACTGACAAGTGGCACAAGTTAGCGACATTTGACAGAAAGACTACGATAGGTACAGATGAGGGGTTTGTGGAGTACGGCATCGGGGAAAAACTGGCGATTCAATACGAGTTAAGTGGTACAGCCACTTTTTCTGTTGATGTCACATTGAAATGAGTTTAAGGCTTCATAATCGAATCGGGGGTAAATCACCGACTTTTCAGGTATGGATACCCTTACCATCATGGAAACAAAGATTATGGAGGAAGGTTAAAAAATGGCTAACAGTTTTAACCTACACAATCGGGTAGGGGCTGATAGTTCATCGGTTAGCATAGCTAACCTTGAGGCATCTGCCCGTGACCGTAAAGACCAGTTGGAGAACCTGCTTTTTCAACTGAAGAAAATCGCTTTGCATCTTCACGCCATAACTGACGAGGAGATTCGCGAAGAGGATTTGGAGGATTAAATGATTATAGAAGGTGGAACAGGGACAGGACATAAAGCCAAGGTAGATAGTCAGAATAGATTATACACATTCTCTACATCGGAAAGCGAGATGCACTTCGCATCCGAGGCTGGCAATGCGTATTCATGGACAGCGGTTGCGGCTGATATAAATGCTGGGGATACCGCTATGTTGCTCTGTAATATTGACCCAGACAGGAAATTACACATTGACATGGTGTATTTGTATTCTGATGTGCCTACGCAATTCAAATTCCATTACCCTGCCTATAATGCCAGTTTTACAGGAACGGCTGTTACCGGACTGAATTTTAATAGGACTTCAAGCAAGATAGCTCTTGCTACCTGCTATGCGGATGAAACGGCTAATACGTTTTCCGCAGCGAATGTCTTTTTAACAATCCGTTCCAATGAACTGACTTCAGACCAGTTCGGTTCGGAAATCCAGTTTAGAAATTCAGTCATACTTGGATACCATGATTCTTTGGCGATAGACATTATAGCGGAGAGTGAGGCATTCGAGGCGACCATTTGGGGTTATTTCAAACCGTATGACCTTTAATGATTAAGACAAGTCTAACTGATGTCACCACGGGTCGGCAAGCCCAAATTGTTGACACACCAGTTGGCGATGTCTTGGTGACTACAACAACGGATAAGCAGTATTCCTATTTCAAGTCCGAGATTAGGACAACAGCAGGAACGACTGTCGTGGTTCAACCGCAAAGCGGGGAAGCCATATCATTGACGGACATCCTGATTAGTGCGGAGAAGGCAGCAGGGATGTTGCTTATCCAATTCACAGATGGGGTGCAGACCGTTATTTTGTTTGGTATTGCCTTGACAGATGCGCCCGCTAGTTTTGGTGTCCCGCTCGCTGGCAGGTGGTTGGGTTGGCGTGATGCACGGTTAGAGATGGTCACGGATGCTGATTTCAATGCCTTGGTAGCTGTGGGGTACACCAAGATTCCATCAAATCATACGCTGTCTTATGCGGAGTGGGATGCGGAACGATGAGGACTTCTAATATCCAGATATACGGGGGTACTGTTAATGCGGATGGCAATTCATATGATACCCCGATTGATGTTTCCCGTGCTGGAGAGGTTGTCTTATTTCTGGATGTAGCATCCGTCAGCGGGGTAAGTCCATCGCTAGTGGTTTCCATTATGACACAAGACCCGATAGGCGGTAAATGGTATTTGGTAGGAAATTTTGATGCCAAGGCAGGTCCGTCACAGGATATTACATACATCATCAATGGATTAGGCTCTACGATGGCGTGTGCATGGACTGTAACAGGTGAGTTTACATTTGCCCTGAATGCGAGTGTAAAGGATTAAATTATGGCATTCACGTTTAATAATCGTGAATTGATTGTCAATGTCAACGTGGAGGAAGTTACAACGGCTGACGGCATAGCCACAGATACTCCAGTTGGCAAATATAGGGTAGTCAACTTATATGTTGATACCAATGGGAAATTAACGGTTGAGTATGATGATACTCCCGTAACATGAGGTTAACATGGCAATAGTATCATTTCAATTAGACCCGAACGCTCAAGCCTATACCGATAATGAGATTGTTGACAAAATTAATAGTGCCAGCAATGCCATTACAAGGGAAGGCGCATTGAGTCAGGATGACTTAAACATTGTTAAGTCCGCACCATCAGCGGGTGAATTTTATGTGAAAAACATCCAAAGAGATTCGACTGGCAAATTGGATGTTGATTATGATGATGTTTCTGCGTAATGGCGATAACGTCTGAACAGGTTGCCCATTCTGAGTTAGTGGGGGGTAGCGCTACTACCCTACACAGTCATTCAGGTGGGGGTGGTGTTGAGTACAAGGCTGGTACGATTACTACCAATTCTGGTGGCACAGGGAGTGTTACGTTTACGACAGCATTCGCAAATACCAACTATGCAATT